GTAATATTCATAATATTTCAAAGCATCAATTATTATTTTTATTGATTTTTTATTTTCTAGTATTTCTTCTAATAGTTTTTGTTTTTCTGTCATTATACTCCTCCCAGAGTTCGTTAGCATAGTTAATTGGGTCAACTCCTAGTTTATCCCAGAAGTTTCTTTCACCCATCTTTTCATGGATTACCCTATGATGAAAGTCGCAAATTGGAATTGAATTGGGGTCGTGTCTAATAGACATTCCAAATCTATAAGCACCCTGTAAATGATGTGCAACAATCATATGGTAATTTAAGTTAGCGTATTCTATCTGACATGGGTAGCAAGGTAATTCGCATACCCACATCAGAAATTTCTTATCCTTAATAATTTTAGAATGGCGGTTTGTCAGTTTCTTCAACTTCCGTATTAATACTAAAATTATTTTCTTTAACAGAAACACTTAAAAAATCTGCATCTCTACCATCTTTGGTTTTATCTTTTTTCCAAAGTGCGATTTCATATTTCTGTCCTGCTTTTAGGATGATATCTTCATCAACAACAACTGTTGCGTTCTTGTATAATGGTTGATTATCACCTTCCAACTTTCTGTCATTTTTAAATAAATTAAAATTTAACATTATAGTCCTTTCGGTTTAGTTGTTTGTTGGGTTGGTTGTTTTACATTTGATGCAATATTTCCATCATCATCAAAATCTGCTTCTAGGTTCAGCATAGCTTGAATGTGGTATCTTCTAAAATAAGTAATACCACTTCCAATTTGTTGAGGTGTACTTTGTACTGTACCGATTGCTGATTTAGAATGTATTGATTCATTCGTATCAATATGAGTTAGTGTTGTTATTAGATACTGAATGTTATCTTCAAAGCTAAGAGTATAGTGTAAAGATAATTTATTTTCGTAAAGTGCGTCTTTACAAGATTTAAAAATATCTTCTAGTGTAGAATAAGTATGAACACCATTTTGTGTTTTGAAAAAATTATTCTTTCCACTTTTCTCTAAAGTTTTAAAGTTTTGTTTTGCGTTCTCTAACGCCTCTAGTAGTTTTGACATTTAGACCTCCTGTCTTAGTCTTTCGATAATATACTATGCCCTCTATTTGTCATGCAAGTATTTACCATTCGTTTATAGTCGTATTCCCACTTATCTGGGAAAAATAATAGTGAGGGTCGCACATACCAATTATAGACAACCTTAGTTGCTTCCAATGTGTCTGAAGTATTTTCATCTGCAATGGCTCGGCAAGTTTGTAAGTCATCATTAAAACGATAGGCGACTTCTTTTCCATTATTACCCCTGCTATCATTTATCGGAGTGTAAGTGCATGATGCTATCAGTAATGTACTGATTAATAATCTTAACATCTACTACCTCCTGTTTATATCTACATAGCGGATATTCTTTATAGCCATATTTTAAATACAAATTAGCTATTATGTGAATAAAGGGTTTCAGTTCTGGACTCATTTTCTACCTCCTGTGGTTCGTATAGTTTTCCTTGTTCAGTGCAAATTGGACATTGTTCAACAATTCCATCATCAATATCTAAATAAATAAAATCGTTTCCTTTGCACAAAGCACAAACATCTTCTTTCATTATTTACCTCCGAATGTGTTGTTGACTGCGAATGTGAACGCATCTGTTAGTGTCATAGCTAAACCCATATCTTTTAGAGTTTGTCTAATCTTTACTACATCTTTTTTTCTTACTTTTATGGTAGTAAACATTTCAGTTGATTTTTGTTTACCGCCAAACTTTAGTATTTTAGCTTTGATGTTAGGCATTATTACCTCCTTCCTGTATTAAATATAATTCGTCAACAATATTTTGAACTGGCAAAACATTATCCAAGCTATTAATAATTTTAACCTGTTTCAGTTCATTGTTAACCCATTTGAAAATTCTATGAACTTTAGATTTAACATATGGATAATTTACCCAAGTGCTTTCTAATTTCATTATATAGTAATCTTGAAAATCACCATTAGCATCTGGATTAATTCCAAATGCATATTGATTATTTTTAATTTTTTTTACTAAATATTTATTCATCTGAAAATACCTCCTTAATAAAATATAATGTAAATGCCACCATACCTAAGTGGACTATGATAGTTAGTAAATCATTAAACATTATTTTGCCTCCTTATTTTTATAATTTCTTTCTATAACAAGTTCTCTAACTTCTTTATCCCATTTAGTATAATAACTATTTTTTCGAACTTTGATTAAATCTTTTAATTTTACAATTGTAGGTTTTGCATATTCAATCTCACCACCTATAAAAAATAATTTTGCTTCGTCATCATTAATTTCTGCCAATTCATAATAAAGGGATTTGGCAAATAACCCCTTATTAACTCTAACTATATTACCTATTTCTAATTTGTTCATTTTGTTTACTCCTGTGTTTTTGTTCATATCTATTTTATAATTTATTTATAACTATTTGTCAAATCTTTTTATAACTTTTTTTATAATTATTTGGGAATTGAATTATCTCTAAGAATTGCTAGATTTTAGCTAGTGTTTTTAGCATAAACATTTTCTTTTAACACTATTCCTCCTGTGTGGGGTGATTTTAACAGTCACCCCACTATAACCTCACAAAAATGCTAAATACCCTCTCTACGAGGCTTAAAACGGCTTTTTAGGGGATTTTATAGGCACTTCCCACCTTAGTTCTCTTTCAATAGTGGATTTAATAATAGAATGTCCAGAACCTGCACAATCATCACCCCACATAGTGGTTAATTTATAGCAAATATCATCTTCTGCTAAAAGTTTGCCTACTACCTTCATAATGTTATTAGAGGGGTTTAAGTCAGTAAGGATTTCTTTATAGGATTGCCATTCGTTAGTGGAGGAGGAATGGTCGTAAAACTCAAGATACAGTATTGTATGAGTTTCTTTTTTCATTATACTCACCCTAACAAACGAAAGGACAAGTTTGTGTGTATATCAAAAGGCGAGGTAGTACTCATCTCGCCTTTTTTATTTTCCCTATTCTTAATTTAGGTTTTTTTATTTTTATCTTTCCGAATGAAAGTTTTTTGAAAGTTCTACCCTTACTACCAATTATTCTTGGCTTAATTAAAACTGATAGTGATGAGGTAGTGGTTATCACTTAGTGCAATACCCAATGATGTAAAAGAACAACAAGTATTACTACTGCTAATACTTTTACCCATGATTTAAGTTTCATAAAATCCTCAAACCAATCTTTAATCATGTCTATCATTTGCTTATCCCCTTTTGTTTCTCGTATGTTCTAAGTCCTGCCATGCCTAATAAAGACATAACAAGCGGCATCAAAACACTCATATCAAGGCTTGGCAAGTCTAAAGTTTCAACTTCAAACACCGCAAGAAAAAATACTATAAATTGTTTTAAAACAAATTCCCAAAAGATTGCTAAGGCACATGACATACCAATTAAGGGTCGCCAACTTCTTTGCATCATACCACCAATACCTTTAGCAGTAGATTTTGCATCAGCTAAATTAATATCTGTTTGTGCTTTATTTAATGCGTTATCTAATTCTTTAAGTTTTATTTTTGCGGCGGCTTTTTCTTCATCAGATGTATGAAGTTCATCAACTATCTTTCCTACACTATCTACTAATCCACCACCTAATAATTTACTAAGCATTTATCTCACCCATCTTGTCAGCTAAGTTCTTGGCTCGTGCAGGAACTTGTCTAGCCCACTTACTATCTAACATCTCTGTTGATGCTTTTACAAAATCTTTTTCTTTTAGTGCGGCTTGAAAATTTCTAAAACCAGATAGTCTTGGGTAGCCTAATTGAAAACTCATCTCGACTACAATCTCAAATGCTTCTTCTGGAATACTATCTTCATCAATAAATCTTCTTGCATCTTTTAAAGCTACTTCAATATCCCCATCTAATATTTCCATCACTTCATCCATAGTTAATTCTTTCTCAAGCAGTTCTTCTTCTTGAGGTAATCTTATTAAATGTCCTACTCCTGTAGTCATAGCTGTTTCACCAAGAATAGGGTCGGCATAGGCTTTGTACCTTAAACCTTCGTGTGCGATTATACTTTCTCTTAATCTACTAATGTCCATATTTCTTAATCAACCTTTCTAAGTACCATTTTGCTTTCTGCAAATCTTCTAGTCCATTCTTTGATTTATGTCTTATCACATATTTGATTACATTTCCCTCAAAATAATTTAAGTCATATTCTTCAATAAAATCTGATACTTCTATGCTTTTTCTATAATAGGTTGGGTTTATTTTATCTGTCATTTTGCCTCCTTAATATAATACTTCATTGAGTATTTTAGAGTTAGCAGTGTCACCATCAAAGCTAACTAATTCGCACATTTTATTCTCATAAACATAAAGAAAATTAACACCTAGTTTTTTTTGTTCTTCTGATAATACTCTGCGGATAGTTGAACCTTTTTGACCGCCTGTCATTCTTATACTAGCTGTTTTCACATCTACTAAAAGAACTTCCCCTGTATCTGGATTGATAGCTACTAAGTCCACAGGTGATTGAACTGATTTTTTGGTATAAACAAAATATCCTGCTTTGGTTAAATAGTATTCAGCAATAAGTTCGGATGCTACGCCCTTTTGCTGTTTCTCATCCATTTAGAACCTCTAGTAAGTGGGTGAATTGATATCAACACAAGATAAAAAATATTTACGAATATTCTGTTCATCTAACATTGACTTTAATAACATTCCTTGATTTTTGCAATCCTCTACGGATTGATACTGTTCGTTTACATTGACACATTCACCATTAAGGCAAAACCACCCTAATAGGAATATTATTTTAGACATTAAAGAAGTAAGTCTTTGACGAGCATAAATAATTGGCTAAAGACACCAATAGCTACAGTATAACCAACAAGTTTTATATTCTTAATATCGTTTTCAATATGTTTTAAATGATTGTTTTTGATAACTTGGACATCCTTTTGAATTAAGGCTATCTCTTTATCTAGCTTGTTGATTTTCTCTGATTGTGTCGCCATTGTTAATCCCTGCGGTATCTAACTTCACTTCTACTTGTTTGTCAAATGTTTCAAGCAACTCTTTATCTTTAGCTACTTTCTCTTGGTATTGTGCTAATTCTTTTTGATTTTTGACTATATCATCAAATGTCATAGTCATCATTTGTTTGCGTATTTCAGCATTTCTTTCGTGTGCTTTCTCTAATCTTTCTAATAAAAACTGATTATGGGTTCTTAGTTCTCTAACTTCTTTTTTAATATCTTTTAACTGTTTTTCTAATTCCTTTTGTGTAGCCATTATTTTACTCCTGCTAATGGGTTGCCTAATGCTTTTTTAATATCTAATTCTAGTTTTTCCTCTAATAGTTTCAAGTCTTGATGAAGTTGCCTATCCATATCTTTAACCATAGTTTCTACGTCTTTAATTACCCTATCCTGTAATCTAATGTCAGATTTCATGGTTTTTATATCATCTCGTAAATCATTCTTTAATGAAGTAGCCACATCATTAACTAGGCTTACTTCTTCTAATACCATTGAAACTTCTGATTTTAATACTGCTATCTGTTCATCAATATGGCTTAAATCTGGTGCAGTATATTCTTCTATTTTGGCTTTCATGTCTAAGTAGTCATCATAGAATTTATAGCCACTCCAACCACCACCTATAATTGCACCAATCAAAGATAAGATGATAAAGAACTTACCACCTTTGAATTTCATTCCTTGATATTCTACTTCCATTGACTATCTACCATTTCGTTTATCATTCCGTAATCTATATACCCCAATATACCTGCTTGATAATCTATTATCACATTTTGGTCTTTTAAACCAATGTCTTTATAGAATTGCCCATCTTTAATCTGTTTATCGGTATAACTTTCAAAATTAATGTCTGATAATACTACCATTAGTGCTAATTGAGTTGTTTGAGATTGCGAACTCATTTTATCCTTTTGTTTTGCCATTAATTTTTTAGCTATCTTTTGTTTTATTTCTTTGGGCTTAATAGGTTCTGGTTTGGTTTCTTCTTCTATTTCTTCTACTTCTTCTACTTCCATTTCTTCCATAATTTCCATTTCAAGTTCTTGTTCAGCTTCTTTAACTTCTACTATTTCTATCTCTTTTATTTCTTCAATAGGTTCTACATTAAATTCTTCTGTAAACGCATCTACTTCAAAGCTAATACTTTCATCTGGCATATCGTTAAATTCTATTTCAATAATCTCTTGAGGTGGCGGTGCAATATAATCAGATTTGTAAATATACTCCTCAGTCTTTAAGGCAATCTTAATTTCTATTTTATTGATAATCTCAT